GATTTATAGTCCTAAGAATAAATCTAAGAAATTTATTTGTCTTGAAGCAGTAATTCAAGGTCTTGATCAGCTTGAATATTATGATACTATTGTTATTACATCTTCTCTGAAGGATGTTATGGCCATTAAGAGTCTAGGTTTTAGAGTTGATTGCATTGCTCCAAGCAGTGAATCTACTAAGTTAAGACCTGATGTCATTAATGACTGGCTAAAGAAAGAATACAAGCATATTGTTGTTTACATGGATAGTGATGTTGCCGGTATAAATGCAATGAAGTTTTATGAAGAAACCTATAATCTGCCTTTTGTGTATTTACCAAGAGAAAAAGACATTAGTGACATCATAAAAATACATGGCAGACAGACAGCACTTTACGATTTGTATCCTAAACTTCAGAATGCAATTGAGAAATATATAGAAAAAAATTCTTAAGTTTGTAGCTCATCAAATTTTATGAGCAACTGGATAGTTAAATCACCCTCTGGGTTAGAACGCACTGTGAACAGTGTAGAAGATTTGCCAAATTACAAAGACGCAATTGGCTTTGTATACATGATTACTAATAAACTTACAGGTAAGTTTTACATTGGACGCAAGAATCTTTATGCGTCTAAAAAGACAAAGATTTCTAAAAGAGAAAAAACTGAGACAGGTACAAGAAAGAAGTTTAAGCAGGTTGTTAAAGAATCCAATTGGAAATCCTACTATGGCTCCTGCAAAGAACTGTTAGATGATATTGAAACATCTGGCACACACTTTTTTAAAAGAGAAATAATTGAAGTTTGTTGTACTAAAAAGTATCTAGGGTATTGTGAAGTAGCTTATCAGATCAAGTATAATGTACTAACAGGCAACAGTTATAATGGCAACATACTTGGAAAATACTTTCCAAGTGACATGTTAAATTGCAAATCTTAATTTTATGAGTAAATACGTAAGTAACATTGCGCTTTCTGAAAGAATTCAGAAAGAACAAGATTTTTTTGATACAGAATTTTTAATGTCTTATTCAGGTTTGAATAAGTTAGCATTTAGTCCAGCAGCATTTTACATGCACTATGTACTAGGACAGCGAGAAGATTCTTTTGACAAGAATATGATAGAAGGTTCATTAATACATTGTTTATTATTGACACCAGAAAGATTTGAAGATAATTTTGTAATCAGCAGTGATGATTTGCCTAGCGATAATCCACGTGCAGTTTTACATACAGTGTTTAATCACTACAAAGAATTAAAAGCAACAGGTGATGCGCGTGAAAGATTGGAAGATTTTTCAGCAGCAATACTTGACGTGCTTAAAGATGTCAACTTATATCAGTCTCTTAAAACTGATGGACAAAGAATTGACAAAATGATTAACGCTAAGCATATAGCGTATTGGGAATATATGAAGAAAGCAGAAGGGCGTACAGTCATTGATGATGATACGTATAACTTTTGCAAAGCAGTAGTAGAAAAGATTACTGCAAATGCTCCAGTTATGGATGCAATGGGTTTCTTTGCTGATTCATTCAGCATGATAGAAAAATTTAACGAGTTACAACTTGTCAAGTTTGGTGGCGAATATCCATTTGGATTACGTGGCATTGTAGATAATCTGGTTATTGACAATAACGCAAAAGAAATACGCGTTAATGATTTAAAGAAAACCAGCAGGTCTATCTCTGAATTCAAAGATAGCATTGACTATTACAAGTATTGGATTCAAGCAGCAATGTACAAAAAGCTTGTAGAGCATGTGTATCTAAGCCAGCCTAAGTATGCAGATTATAAAATTGTATTTAGATTCTTGGTTGTAGATCCATTTATGCAAATTGCTCCTATCAGAATATCTGATGAAACCATGACTACATGGACAGAAATGACTGACAAGTTATTGGAAGAAGCAGCTTATCATTTTAAGGAAAAGAATTTTGAGTTGCCTTACAATTTTATCATTAACAATAACGAGCAAGTTTTATGATTAAAGAAATGTATAAGTCTTATTTTCAAAAGTCTTACACTTTCTTATATCCACAACTAGGATTTAAAAGAACAAAAGACCCTAAGCCAAAGAATGTTTACGTTCATTGGCCAGAGGTTTTTTCAATGTCTGATAGAAAATTAGTGTGTATTTATGAAAGAGAAAACAGCAGTGCATGGAGAGATTTTGAAAGAGACAAACTGTTAAAGCACCATCTATTTGACCAAGTTGTGCCATTAGAGAACAATATGATTGCTTATGTATTTGATATGAATCCTATCGCCAGCGACTATGATTTGTTTATCAAAGGTAAGTACTCAATGTTATCTAAGAACGCAAAGAGAAATTTGTCCAATTACTATGGCATACATACTCCTGAGTGGGTGTATATAGAGTCATTTATATTTCCTAAAAAGTATTTCAAACACTACGCTAAAATTTTAGAAATTGGCGTTGAACAACTTGAAGAAGTTGGAGAATTGTGTGACAAATACAATCAAGAAAGAGAAACATTTACTAACCAAAAACAACAGAATGATGAATAACATGATGATTTACAAGTCGAAATGGAATGATAAAGAAACATTTCGCATGATCCCATTAACAATGGAATGTCCTTACAATGAGATAATCTTTGATCCTGAACAAAAAGTTCTTGCTATTATCAGCAAAGACAGAAAAGAAAAGCCACTGATGTTACCACGTCTTAGTGATAAGGGAGATATTATTCCTGCTAAACGTCCTAACACAGATCATACTTGGCAAGAGCAAAGAGTAATGATGGAATCTTATTATGAGTACTATCTTGAAAATATGGCTGATATAGAATCTTTTGTTAAGCACTTTGCTGTAAATAGTTTTGTACCTGATTATGTAAAAGAAATGCTAAAATGAGACACCGTAAGTTCTGGGTAATGGATTATGAAACCATTGTTAATTGCTTTGTAGCTGTATACGAGTGTTATGATAGCAATGAGCGACACATTTTTGCTGTTGGCAAACACGCCAATGACATGAAAAAGTTTGTGGAGTTTTTGCTTGAAAGCAAAGAAGCACAAGATTGGCATATGGGTTATAACAATATAAACTTTGACGCGCAGATTACTGAGTTTATACTTGCAAACAAAAACGAATTTCTAGATGAAACAAGAGATCCAGAGGATTTTGCTGCTAGAATTTATGAGTATGCACAGTATGTGATTAGTAAGTCTTCGCGTGGAGAGTTTCTTGATTATCCTGAATTTAAAATGACCATACCTTGTGTGGACATTTTTAGATTGAATCACTGGGACAGCAATGCTAAGCGTACATCTCTGAAATGGACTCAGTTCAGCATGGACTGGGATAATGTAGAAGAGATGCCACATCCTCACTATGAAAGAGTTATTGATAAAGTAACCTGGGACATGGTGATTAGCTATTGTATTAATGACGTGCGTTCTACCAAAGCTATCTTTAATTACAAAGACAAGAAGGGTAACAAAGTCATGGCTTCCCAGATCAATCTGCGTGCTAAGCTTAGTGCTACTTACAATGTAAACTTGTATTCTGCGAGCGAGCCTAAAATCTCTAAAGAAATCTTCTTGCACTTTTTGTCACAGAAACTTAACAGAGATAAAAAATCTATCAGGGAAATGAGAACCTATCGTAAGAGTGTTCCTCTCAGGGACATTATCCTACCTTATGTTAAGTTTGAAACTCCTGAATTTAATGCTGTACATAACTGGTTTAAAAACTTAGACGTTGATACAACAATCCTTGAAGAGGAAGATGATGACAAAAGAAAAGGTCCTAAATACACAATGATGCACAAGAGTGTTCCTACTGTTTATGCTTTAGGTGGTATTCATGGTTGCATCAGATCTGGTGTATATGTTCCAGAAGCAGGTAAGAAAATAGTAAGCGTGGATGTAACAAGTTTTTATCCTAATCTTGCTATTAAGAATAAGTGGGCGCCTGCTCATTTACCTAAAGAAGATTTCTGTGAGTTATATGAGTGGTTCTTTGAAGAAAGAAAGAAGTATCCTAAATCTGACCCACTAAATTATTTGTTTAAAATTGTTCTCAATTCTACTTATGGTTTGAGCAAGAGTAAGCATTCATTTCTATATGATCCTGAATTGACTTTCAGAATTACTGTTAATGGTCAGCTGCTATTATCAATGCTCTATGAGATGGTCACTACAAGAATACCAAGCTCAAAACCGTTGATGCAAAACACAGATGGTCTAGAGTTTGAGATTTATGAAGAAGATGAAAAGCTATTCTTTGAAATATGCAAAGAGTGGGAACAAATGACACAACTTCAACTAGAGTCAGTTGAATATAAGAAAATGATAATTGGTGATGTAAATAACTACATTGCAATTACCACTGATGGCAAAGTAAAATGTAAAGGACGTTTTGAATTTGATGAGTTGCCTCTGCACAAGAACAAGTCTAATCTTATTGTAACCAA